CAAAAGTCGACAACACGATATAAACTACATAGTTTTTGGTAAGATAATGAGGGATTGAAATATCCCTAAAATTCAAGCATTTTATCTAATGGAGAAATTCAGAAATGACCGAACAGATTGCAGTTACCCCAAAAGAAATTTCTAAAACTTTAGTGACCTTGACCGTAGTTATCGACGGAAAAGACAAGTCATATTCTACCTTTCGTCTTTCGCAATTGGCTGCCGGGCTGCGGGATGACTCTGCTCAAAAGGTAAGAATTAATAATCTGGTAAGTTTCCTTGAAATAGGAAACTCTTTCAATACCGGTGTAGAGGGTTTCTTTCATAAAGAAACTGGAATAAAAGCATTGAAAGTGTTCCTTGACTCGGATCTTTCGACCGCCGAACAGGACAGCGGGGTTAAAATTACCGTTAGTGATTATATCGAGCTGTTTTCTGAGGTTCCCGGAAAACCGGGAAAACGAGAAATTAAACAAGACTCGATTAAAGACATTTCAATAAAGGTAGTGCAGTTTGACTTTATTTCTATGCTTGCAAGTTTTGAGGGATCTCCATTGTCATGGGTTCTTAAACCAGAACGTGGCCGAAAATCCAATAATGGAGATAGGTCTAACAATACCGTTGAAAAAGAGGAGAGTATTGATCTACTCTCCTTAGAGTAATAACCTAAAATGGGAGAATAGAAATATTCTCCCATTTTCTTTTTAATAGAGGAAAGAATTTTTTCAGAAAATAGGAGAAAAGAAATGATAACAAACATTCTAGTACTTTTGGGAATTGTGGTAATTTGTTGGGTGTGTTTTCCTTTTCTGTATCGAATTGTAGCGTTTGCAGTAAAGCACGTGCTACAATTTATCCTGATTGTAGCTGCAGTATATTTAGCGAGTCAAGTTATAAGTTTTGGGATTGTAACGATAAGGTCATTTATCTATGGGTTATAAGAGGATAATAGCGCGCTTGGTTTATGATCTTGCGGTTATTTACATTATTGTAAGGGAGGATAATGATTATCAAGTGGATTTTGTGTATACCCTAAGTGATAAAGTTTTCTTTAGGGTTGTGGGAAGTAAACTTTCCTACATATTGGATATAATCACATCATATCTAGTCAAGTATAAAATTGAATAGCGAATATTAATACTTTCTATCCCCCCGGTAGTAAAATAAAACCGGGGGGATTTATTTTACACCAGGCCCCCGTGTGTCACTCACAGACGTGTAATACACGTTTTTATTTATAACCTAAAGACGCTACTTATATATTTCCTATTTGATGTAACTCACATAATTTACAATAAAACGACCCCAAAAAATTTAAATGTAAAAAATTTTTCAATTTAGAAACGTATACTAAATTAGTATATAATATAAATAGGTAAAAAATTAGCCAGTATTGTTATATACTGGCTATTATTAGATATTATTAGCATTTACCTTTTCTTGTTGATTTCTTACCTTTCTTAGGCATTTTCTTTATCCTCCTTACCCTTTTCATGTTTAGGATCTTCTTTATGATTTGACTCATGATTCTTTTTCATGTTCTTTTCATTGCGCTTCATATTTCTAAAGCTTACTTTACAGATTGCTACTGCTTTGCTTTTATCTGCGCCTTTTTTCATTACTTTCTGGATACAATCTTCCATAAATTGTGTGCTTTCCGGTGTATCACCACCTTCAATATTGTATGGCATATCTAATCTCCTTTATAATTATAATTACCAAATAATTCTTGGGCTTTTGCACCATAAACATTAGCCGCTTCTTCTGGTGTAGTGTAGCGACCCAATTTATAGTTTTTACTGTTTATCATTATTTGCGCTATATATTTACCAGTTTGTTTATCAAAACAAACTCCTTTAGGATATAACTTGTTTTTAGGTCTGGAATTAAAAGAATTTTGTTGTTTGCTAACTAACCTAAGATTGTGTTTTCTGTTATCTAAAGTGTCGTGGTTTATATGATCTACTATATGCTCTGTGGGATTATTAAATAATAGTCTATGTAAATAAACTGTTTTTCTATTAATAATTGTAGCGGCATATAATTGACTTTTACATGATTGCACATGCCATTTGTATTTAGATAATTGCTCATAGTATTCCGGATCTATTAATGTTTTATAACCCCTTGACAACTCCATCCAGGTATCATTCTCTTTACTATCTCCCCCTAAATCTTTATCCATGTTATATGGCATATTGTTATCCTCCTTCTTTTGGTATTATGTTACCATTTACATCTATTTCACAATTAACGATTCTCATTAACTCTTCTATCTTATTGTATGCTATAGATTTATCTTTGGCGCAAGATCGCAAGTCTTGTTCTATTTCATCTATCATCTTATTTCTTTCTTTTAGTTGCACTTGGCAATTAGTTAGTTCTTCCTCTAGATACTTATTTCTAGATTTTAGATCTTCTGCGATTGCTCTCAAAGTATCTATTTCTTGCTTGTGCATTTTCAATACTATATCTGCGATACTTTCTACGGCATCTATTCCTGCTTTACTATTTTCTATTTCTAGTTGTTGAGCAGCGCGTTTTATTTCTGCCTTGTCTTTTCGTAGTTGTAGTAAAGCCATAACTATAGTACCTAACAGGGAGAATAGTGCTATTATTATGCTAGGCTCAATGTCTTGTAAATTCATGTATTCCCCCTACTATAGAAAGTAGATACTACCAGTTATAGTTATGTGTCCGTTCTGTGTCTCCTTGCCGATAATCTTAGCTTTTCTATAACCATCTTTTGTTTTGATGTTACACTCTACTATTCCATTCTTTTTTAGTTCTTCTACTGTATTAGTTATTTCTAATAGCTTTAGAAGATTGTTTCCGATTAGATACTCTTTATCTAGTCCTACTAAATTAGCAAGACTGTCATTCAAGTATTCTATTCTCCCAGTAGTATCTATAGTGAAGAAAGGTGAGAAAGAACCATCTAAAGCTGCACTTAGTTTTTGTCTTAGCGAACTAATAACAGTTCCGTAGGTTTTGTTCATCTGCTTCTCTACTATATAATGTAACATACCAGTTATAGTATCACTTAGAAGTAATAGGATTAGTGCAGTTCTTACTAAGAAAGGTTGTGTTAATCCGGAATATATTTCTAGTCCCATCATAAGGGCGACAAACAATCTTGGTATAGCTGCACCAAAAATACTAATGTCTCTTTTCTTTATACTCTTATAAGTAAGCAGGATAAAAGAGAATACTGCGAAGATTAATATAGGTACTTCCAATCCGGTTAGTTTCATTATATTTCATACTCTAATTGGAAGTTTACTAATTTTGTTCCCGAAGCTGTCCAGCTATTTGTTACTCCGGTAAGATCTTTTGTGCAGGTTATATTTGTACCTGCTGATCCTATGTATGCCCTAGCTGGTGCTGTTACTGCTGTTCCACTATCTGTAGCAGCCCAACAACAAGCTCCCCAAGTAGCGCTAGTAACTGTAGCTGCTGTTACTGGGGCGGGAATAATTAGATACAACTGATCGCTAGTAGCTGCACCAGCTTGTTTTACAACTACCATTACCTTTCTACCATCTATTCTAAACTTGTATACCGCAGTAGCAGGGGCAGAAGACCAGCCAGCTAAAGCGGGAGCATAGTTGAACCAATCTGGAAAACCAGAGGGGGCAGTTAGATGACTTATATTTACTGCTGTAACCGCTAGATTAGCGAGAGAATAATCACTACCCCCAGTTACGGTTACTGTAGTGTTAGGTGCAGAATAAGTAGAACTAAGTACATAGAAGTACTTAGTAGTTGTATTATTGAGCATTAGTTTAACACCAGTAGTAAATACAGTAGTGTAATCACCTACTATAGTAAATGTACTTGCACTAACATAAGCGTATGTTCCAGCGAGTGTAGTCCATCCGGTAATTAGAGAAGAACTCCAAGCAGGAGCACCATTGTAAACTAATAACGCTTGTCCCTCGCTACCGTCTGGTTTTGTATTTGTTGCTAATGATATTTTTGTTGCCATAGTTCTCCTTAGACTAGTAATTCACAAGTAATTACTAATAAATTCCATAATACGGGAATGGCTGATATTATTACTATTATCCAGGCTAGCTTGGGCATTTTTAATCTAGAGAATATTATTACGCCTAGTAAAATAACTAACAGCTTGCTTATAATAGTATTGAGGTTTATTCCTACTGGATTTGTTTCCCAAAGCCCTAGGAGTAGCCCAACTCCTGTCGTGCATAAATCTAGAAGTTGGGCTACTAAAAAGTAAAATGTTATGGGCTTCATTAGTTCATAACCTGTAAAGGTGGTCCATATTCTACCGTTATTGGTGGAACTACGTCATTGTATTCCACCATCAGTTTAACCGCAGAAACAAACCTATCATTGTAAGTAGCTACATACTCTACTATTAGCTTTTCAGCAGAGACTCTAATATTAGTAGCCATACTACACCACCTTTACACCCGCCTGTATTGCATCTAAATCTGCTATTGTCCAAGCTACTCCTGTTTGAGGATTGGTAGTATGAACAGTTCCTAAGAATCTAGCGTAGGAAGTTAGTAAAGTTTGTGTGCTAGACCAATATTCTGTTCCACCAGTTTTAACCCCAAGTTGGAATGTACCACTTGCCGCAACCGCTTCTCTTGCCCTAGCTTCGGGCCAAACTCTGAGAATGGTCTTTGAAGTCAGCCCAGTATCAGATAGGTTATACATATCTACATAACCTACTCCTGAAGTGGCTACATATGTTGTATCCCCGTCTGATGGAGTTTCGTCTACCAGTAAATAGTTATCTGTGCTATTTCCGTCAGAACCTACAAACTGAGAAGAATCTCCATTTGCATTTGGAGTTAGTGCAATTACACGACCATCCCCACACCAGGAGTTATCTGTTGCTCCGGTAGTATCATTCATAGCCAGATCATCTACAGCACCAGTTGAAGAATCTACTAAGTAAATATTATCTACTGTAGTTGCTGTTCCCGGTTTGGTATCTCCGGTGTAGTCAATGTCCAGTATTCCATCTATTTTAGCTTCAATGCGCCCACCACTATCTGCTATCTTAATATGAAACTCAAAGAGATACCAAGTATTTGCTTGAAGTGTGGTAATACCTCCTGTGGCTACTAATGTAGTTCCTACGTAAGCCGCAAGCCCTCCACCAGTAACTCTGATTTGAACCAGCGAAGTAGTAGAGTTACGAAAACGAAATCTATATGACGTATTATCTGTAGATGTGGCTCTCCATCCAAACCTTAAGTAAAGCTCAGACAGGCCAGTAAATGTTTTTGTGGCTCCGGTTGCAGAGTTTGTTTCTGTCGCATAAGTCCCCGACCTAGGGTTTGTAGAGATTATACCTCCCCCATCGGCTGAAGCGTTCCAAAACAAAGTATCTCCAATCTCAAAACCTTCTGTAAATACTCTTGCCATGTTAGTTCCTCCTATGAATACACAACGTGGGCTGTGAGATTAGCACCAGCTATTGTGGAGCCAATTTGATCTACGTCTAAAGTAAGGTATTCATCTGCATCCCAAGTAGGAACATTTATTGTAGTAGTACTTCCAGTAAACCCGGAAACTGCAATAGTTGGTCGATTAGCTTGTGAAGTGAAGATTGTAGTACCGTTCTTGTTTATATCAGCAATAATAGTAGCCCCAGTAGGAGCAGTTGAAACACTAAGAAACACTTTTGAAATTGTCTTAGCTGAACCAGTAGCGTTGTATAAGCGAATTGCACCAGAGGCAACTACTAAAGTACCGACTACAGTAAAGATAGCTTGTGAATAGTTATTAGACCAAGTGGGAACACCATCAATAGTTTTTAGAACTTGACCTGAAACACCTACTGGTAATCTAGTAGCTGCTCCACTTGTAGTGGCTATAATCATATCCCCAGTAACAGTCATAGGATTAGCTACGTAGTTATGGGTATGTGTAGTACCACTAAGAGCAGTTACTACTACTAATTTGTCTCCCGATGCTGGAACAAAGCCTACACAAGTAAACCCATAACCATTACCATCAACAGTAATTGCTGTTGGCTCTTGTAGTAAACCATTCCAGAATACTTGGTTATGATCTGCTACTATTTGTGAAGTAGTTGTATAGTGACCACTAACCGAAGTTGCTATCTGTGAAGATATATCATAAGTATAAACTGTACCTGCATTAGTACCAGAAGATGTTGTTGTAGTAGCGGGAGCTTGTGCGTGCCATCTTTGATCCGCTGTGCTGTAAATGATGGTATCTCCATCTGCTCTACCTGCAACATCTACATCAGGTAAGTTTCTAAAGTAAATAATTGGGAAAGCGTCTTGGGGTAGCCAAACAAAGTCATAATCAGCATCAGATAACTTAGCTAATCTTTGGCCTTGATAACCGCCAGAGGGAACAATCCCGGATAGCTGAGTAGCTGTAAGGTGGAAGTACTCATTAGCTGTACCACCTTGTATACCCGCTAGTGTATTATGCGATAGTAAAGGAGTAGCAATTGTGCTAGAAACTCTAGAAGTATTAACTTCAACAGGAGTAGCCGCTAATCTACATTTACCTTTTGTAGTGTAAGAAGCGTTAGTAAACCAAGTAAACTGATAAGCAATAATGTATTCGTCTAAAGGAACCCCTACCATAGAGAACGTTGGAGTTTCTGCTTGGGCTAAAGCCAAAGAAGTAAACGAACCTCTACCATGAATAATAGTAAAACCATTACCTCCGGCATTGTTGGTATAGCAAAGGTAAGAGTTATAATACCTACCAGTTTGCCCTTCAGTCATCGTACCATTATTGTCATACTGAATATAACCTGCCGCAGTATAACGATAAGGCATTGGAGAAGTTTCCCATACCCAAGTAGTAGTTGCTGTGCGGTACATAAGGTTGTACACAGAATCAGTTCCGTTTGGATCAGAAAGACCTGAGATAGTTATTTCAATATCTTCGTCTACGATTTTTGTCTCTGTAACTCCAAAGGTGTTTTCTGCGTCAGTAGAACCGGCTACAGTATAACCAGCGACTACACCACCGCTTTTTAGCTGAGTGCCCTCTAGAATATGCTCGTGCCAATGAACTCGTCTTGGATACGCTGAAGAGTGTCTTTCATCGTGTAACCAATATTTAGGAGTTAGTGCATTATCCCAAGCTATAGTAGCTACAGGAACTTTCGTGTCGCCTAAATCAAGTGTCCAGGGACTTGTACCTACAGATAAAGTACCATCTGTAGAATCTATGTAAATATAGTACATACCCTTAGCTGCGGGTGGAGTAGCAGATAATACCGCTGTTTTATTGCCAGAGATAGAATACTTTCTTCCTGCTCTGTAATAACTCCAACCAGAGCCAGCATCAGCTAATGTAAAGGTATTAGTTCCATCAAAAGCGATTGTAGTCTCTGATCTAGATACGAAACCATAACCATCTTCATTAGTAGTAATCCACTCTGTATCATAGTTAGTAGTGCTTTTCTTTACTAAGAACTGTCCCGCTGTTCCACCAGTAGCAATACCTGATCCAGGTAAACCATTTGTTCCTGCCGGACCTGTAGCGCCAGTTGGCCCTACAAGAGACACACCATCTCCCCAAGAGGCAGCAGCATTATAGGTTATTACTAGCTTTGGTCTATAAGTAGCTGTAGCGTAGTTAGAGCTAGCAAATGTTTTTACAGTTCCGACTGTGTTTTCGTTTTCACCAATTACAAACCAACCATAATTAGGGCTTGACCCATCTAGAATAGATTGAACATCGGTAGTTACATCAAAGGTATACCAAGTATTAATTCCACTAACTACTACAGAAGATGTAGCAGCCGCAGTATAATCTGTTCCTGGCTTTCCTCCATCTACCCCGTCTGTCCAACCAATAGTATTATACACTCTATAATAGAAAGAGCTTCCACCTAAGCTAAGACCTTGTGACTGATCTCCCTCAAACCACTCTATTAAAGCTTTATTTATGTTTAAGGTTTGGTCACTAGTGTCGTTTTCTGCTGTACAATATACCGAAAGTTGTGCGCTAAGCACATCTATATTTGTTGGAACGCCGGATAAACTAACTTTTATTAATGCTCTTTTTGGCCTATTGGCTAAAGTTGCATCACCGCCAACAAGCAAAGCGACATTTGTTCCAAAGTTTAAATTACCACCATTAGAGTTGATATATGTATCGTATCCAGAAGCCTCGTCAGGTTGTATAGTAATAACCGAAGCAGATCCACTACTTGTTACTTTAGGGCCATAAATAACATGCGTTGTGGTGTTTATGTAAAAGTCGCCAGCATCACCATCAGCTAAGTGAGGAACATCAGTTCCATTTAAGACTGAGCTTCCGTCTAGTCCGGCAACTCCTTGTAAACCACTCGCCCCAACTGGACCTTGTGGACCCGTAGCGCCAGTAGCTCCGGCAGAACCAGTATCACCCTTGTCGCCTTTTAGACCACTAATAGCAACTAAGTCTGTCCAAGATACATCAGTATCATACTTCCATTGGATTACTGTTCCATTATTCTGTAGTTCAACTTCTCTACCGTCAGCACCATTAGTTCCTGGTAGCCCTTGTAAACCACTAGCACCTACTGGACCTTCTGGTCCCATTGGACCTTGAATACCAATTCCGCTTGGTCCTGCTGGTCCTTGTGGACCCTCTGGACCTGTTAGACCTTGTGCGCCCTGTAGATCAGCTAAAGCTACTAAATCTGTCCAAACAACGTCTGTATCATATTTCCATTGAACATGTGTAGCAGATTTTTGTAATTCTACTTCTCTACCATCTGCTCCTGCTACTCCATTTGTTCCAGGAGTTCCAGCTACGCCACTAGGCCCTATTGGTCCTTGGGGGCCAGTTAGACCTATATCGCCTTGCTCTCCTTTTAGATCAGCTAAAGCAACTAGATTAGTCCAAGATACATCACCTGAATATTGCCAGACAATATGAGTAGCGTTAGCATCTAATACTATTTCTCTACCATCATCACCGGGAAGACCTTGGATACCTTGAATACCCTGTAAACCGCTTACGCCTACTGGTCCTTGGGGACCAACTAAGTCTGCTACTGCGATTAGATCGTTCCAAGTAGATTCTCCTGCATATCTCCATTGGACATAAGTAGCTCCTAATTGAAGCTCTACTTCTCGCCCATCAGTACCAGGAAGGCCTTGTGGCCCCCTGGAACCAGTAGAGGTAATAGTAACTTCAGTTGGAGTTTCAGTTATATTGATTGTAATATTATCCATGAGTAATATCCTGTGTTATTGTCCAATCACCAGCTATGTATGTTTTTACTTCTCCATCTGGAAAAGCTATCTGAATATCATAAACATATTCGCCAGCGGCAATATCTACTATTTGAGGCACTATGCTAAAGATACCGCTAGTAGCAGGTGTACCTATTTCTATACCTCCCGTAGTGGAAGATATTCTTAGCAAGCTGCTAGATTTTGGATTTACCTTTTTTCTAACGTCCATATCTATAACAGCATTAGTTAAATCAACAGGAGCGCTATTCAGAACTAGAGTAAACTCTACTCCGTCAAAGGTATCTCCTTTAATGTGTGTTGGTAAGTTATACGCCATAATTATCTATTCCTATGTTGCTTTTGTTAGAGTGGTGTAGTACCAATTAACGCTATCTGTTGTTACTAGGTACACGTCAGTACCCCCGCCATTATCATTTAGTAAAGAAGTAAATCCCGCAGGATGCGTAGAAGGTACTCCATAAACTGTATCCAGTTCTGCATCTGTGGGTGGATTGGAAACATTGTTTGTTTTATACTGTATAGAAGTTTGTGCATCACCATATAGTTTTAGAACACCGTTAGCGTTTACTTCTACGTAGTTATCTCCCATGCCTAGCTTAGCACTAGGAGATTGTATTCCATACTCACCATATTCATTTTTAGATGTCCAGTATCCCCAAGGAGTATAATCAAAGGGGGCTTTAGGAATGTAAGCAGCATTAGCTACAAACTGCCCACCTTCTATCATTACTTCTCCCCCACCATATATATTAGTAACTGCTACTGCATCACCAGTTTCATTATAGTTATAAGCACTTGCTCTAGTGTTTTTAATAAATACATCGTTTCCTACAGTATCAATACAAACCGCACCACTTACAGCACTATCTGTTGTAGCAAATACAGTAAGGTTGTCTAACGTACACCAATAACCTAAAGTAATCGTTGGATCTGCGGTACTGTTGTTTATTTCTGTACTGCCTCCCCAACCATCTTCAGATGCACCATAAGTTGTAGTACCGATTAGTGTAGTGCTATCTGGTAAGGTAATGTTAGCTGTAAACTTTAGTGGTGGAAGATAAAGAATATCCATTATCCCTAAATCAGCTACAGCAGTAACCAATCCTGCATTAGTTCCGGAATAGATAACCTCTGTTGAAGTTCCAGCATCCCATCGTACAATCTTTCCTACTGTATTAGATGCTGTATCTGCTGTAGCATTTTCTAATCCGCTTAGTCTATAACGAATATGATTTAGGTTATCTAGGATGCTAGAAGATTCTGGTGTGGTTATTAGTGCAAACTCATCGGTATCATAAGATACTTTTGTTTGGGGAAGTTGCCCAATAAAACCCCCTATTGGGCCACCTCCACCACCTCCCGAACCAGATACACCACCCAAGTATAAAGGTCTAGCCAACATCTGTGATTTAAAGTTTTCAAAGTAAGCTAGCCAAGTTCTCTCGTAATCGTAATAAGCCATTGAATTTCTCCTTATAAGGCATCATCACAACGGATGATGGTAATGGGCGCGTTAGGTAAATTATTTGTTCTATCTTCGAATATGGTTTCAGATTCACCAGAACTGTAACCATCTTTCTGATAGAACCTTCCTGAATCTGTAATAACATTTACAAACATATAAGGATAGTCCAAATTGTTAGTTGTTTCTATATGATTAGCATATCCGGGGAAAGTAGCAATAACTGAAGTTCCCCCGCCTACTAATGTTCCGCTAGCAAACACTATTCCAGTTCCCCCAGTAAGTTCAGTAACATCTACTTGAACAAGCTCTGTATAAGTGTCTGGTCCTACAAATTGTGTGCTTATCTGAGGCAGTAAAACAAACCTACCATAATACTCCCCATCCTCACCACTATATAAAGTTTTGTAGGTTCTTACATCAGTAATACTACTGTGTAAGGAGTTCAATAAAATCTCCGAATATGTTCTAGGCGATCCCGCAGGAGAAACATAAAGCTCTCCTTGATTTACACCTGTTTGTGTACCAGAGAATACAATACCACTATAAGTAATAGTGTTATAAACGGTTACTGGGGATCGTAAAGATACTTCTATATTATATGGGTGTATCGTATCAAACGCTTGAATAAACACACCACTCATAGCCATTTGAAAGACAGCAGCTTCATCATGCACATATCTTGTGTAATCAACTGGCATATCTCTACCGCTAGCTGGAATATAGATGGCTTCTTTAGATTTTTGCTTTCTGCCTATAACTGGGTAGTCTTTGTAAGAAACTAAGTTCAAGTACAGAGCATCAAAGACTAAAGCACAAATACTATCATCGTTAGAGAACTGGTATCCTAAATCTTCATATGGGTGAAGGTTAGTGTCAAGTGTAAACTCCCCTAATCCCGAAGCTGTAGTACCAGATACAGAAACACCAGAAGTAACAGCGAACGAATAAACATTTCCATCCGTCTTGTCATACATTAGAGCGTTACCTTCTGCGCTTATTTGTCTAGCAAATAGCACATCTTGGTAATCTCTAAATAATCTCTTTGATACTCCCCCAGTTTCGCAGTTTACAATATTAAGTATCCCGTTAGCATCCTCTACAGTAAAGATGGAGTCGTTATTAGCTATAAAGCCAATATCCATATCGCCGCCCCAGTACGTTAAGCTAAATGAACCACCAGGACTTACTTTATATACCCTCTGCTCATAGTTAGCTCCATAAACTGTAACATAAGCATTACCTCCTGATGCCCCCAAAGCTATTAGAGATGCGTGCGTATTAGAAGCGTCAATGCAGGATTCTATAACTCTAATCACTAGTGATCCTGTGTCGGTGTTGTAGAATACAATTCCGGGAATAGAAATCATCCCAACATATTCTCCACCGATATAAGCGTTCATGTACCACACATCTACATAACCAACAATATATCCTTCTGTAAATGCTAAAGCTGCTGCTGGATTCCAAGATAGTGAATCAAAGGTTCCGTTTAGAATTGTCGATGGAGGATAAGCTGAATCTATGCTATGAACATTATCAGTCTCTACGCTCCACTTATACATTGATAAATGCTCTCCAAGCTCTGACATAGCCAGAGCGTAGAAATCTGGAAGACCACTAATAGAAACTGCTATAGCTCCAATAAAGGATTCTTGTGTACCAAGTTCTACTGTAGTTTCTTTATTTAGATCCGCATTGTAAGAATAGAATATATTTTTATTTGCAGCATCATCCCAATAAACAGTAGCAATTGTTTTATTTCCTACTGGGACCATGCTTTGTATTTCTGAGTTCTTAGCTAACCCACCAGTAATTTTTTCTCCTGATCCTGTATAAATACCAATAACAGAAGAGTTTGATGTGTCGCTTTCTATCCCTGGATAAATGTATTTACCATCCCCATAAACTGCTCTACGATAAAATGCAGGGTAGCCGTCATTTGTAATCCCAGGATCATCGTACTGCCAAAGCCCTGAAAATCCAGTAGCCAATCCAGACAAAGTGTTATTATAAGTGTAATAGTTAGGAGAGGTATCTAAAGAATGTCCATTCCACAAAACTACCATACCAGAAACATTTTCTACTGCTGAAACTACTAGAGTAGACCCAGTAGATCCAACGTCTACTACTGTGTAATCTGCTGATCCATCTGTATCTACAAATTGTGTTTTAGTGTAAACACCGCTTCTTGCAATATCATATATCCAGCTTCTTGCAGGAGAAGTTCCAGCTAAAGTGTAAGCAGCAATAACATGACCGTTTATTTTATCGGTATCACAAGCTACGGCTCTACCCGATGTTACTGGATATAAGTCACCCGCACCTGGGACAGCGTAGTCATCAGATAAATAAGGGTAAAAAGGTTGCCACGCAGAATCGCCAGGAAAGCGAGTAAATAAAGTACCATCTTGACTAACAGCAGCAAAGGTATCATCTTGTATAGCTAGGTCAACAATATTTAGATCGGTAAGCCCTGTAGAAAAGTTTTCCCAAGTGTGCCAGTACTGTAAAGGCTTTCTCCAAATACCAGAACCAGCAGTTCCTACATATACATAACCATTAAAGTTATAATATGCGAACAGTCTTGGACACCTCTCTCCTAGAACCATTTGTCCCACATATCCAGTGTTGGACATAGACTGACCAACAGTAGTAACCATTTGTTTAATAGATATACCTTTTTCTGGTATACTTACTAAAACCATCTGACCCAAGTTATCTGTAATGCCATCTACTGTTTCTACGGTGGCTTCATAGTTTAATTTCTCAAACTCATCCAAAGCTCTGTTTGCAATTTTACTCGCTTCAGAAGCAGACTTAATATTAGAGTTAGATATTACTACTGTTCTTTGGTCTTGTTTCCAAGTTTCATTAGGATAGTTTCCAGTTCTGTCTACATTAGCAAAAACGTAACCGCCGGTTTTTGTATCTCCTGTTCCCCATACTACTGCTCTGTTTCTAAACATTCGATCATGAGTAAGATAATTAAGCTCTACTATGGTGTTACCGCCCCACTCTGAGCTAGGAGCAATAGAGGGATTTTTTAATACTCCCACATGGGCTACGTTAGTCTCGTCAAAGTACATATACCAACCGTTCTGCTGTAAAAGAGGCATAATAGCATCCATAGCAGAACACATACCTAAAGAGGTGTTGTTGGAAACTAATGAACCATTATCATTAGTTTCCATAACATAAGCAACACCAGCTTCGGTTAAAAACTTTTTAATCCAATAACCTGAATATGTGGGAGCCTCTGTAATATAACTTTCGGAGATAAAATAATTCTGTAAGAAAATTGAAGCGTCTTGACAATAAAATGTAATAGTATTTTTAGTAGGCTCTGTTACGTAGGAGTGAACATAAAATATTCCCGCACCTTCTAATTTAATTAAATTATATAGATACGAATATCCTGCTCCTAAATAATTACCCCCTAAAGTGAATCTCATTACTCCTGTGCTGGTGCATAAAGATTTACTCCAATCCATTGATACAATACCATCAAGATCGTCCCAATATAAATCTGAAATGACTTTCTTTTTATAAAGTTTTACATAAGTACTAACATTTAGACCCACTTCTTATCTCCTATGTTTCATCATAACCATTATCACCGTTAGGCATTTCTACCGCAGTAGCTCTTAAATTTAGATTCGTAGTGTATCCTCCCACAACGTCAAAATTATGATCCACGCCATAAACGTACCAATTACCTATAAAATTAGATATATCGGCTGGTGCGTCTGCTGTTGGAAACTCCATAACTCTTCTACATTGTATATAATGTGCTCCAACTATAGTCATGCTGATATTATAATATAATCTGTTTAATAATCTAAGATTATAAACAGCAATATCATCTGCCATCTGAGCATCATCAACTAATCCAGGAGATGATAAAACCGAGGTTTTGTAGTAAGCCATACCAAAAGCAAATCCAGACGCTCTTCTAGCGGCGTAAACACCATCTCTACCATAAACAACAACTCTATTTCTTAGATCCCTTTCATTAATCTCTACTGACCAATCTAAGATTTGTTCATAATCTAGTATATAAGATACTACATCTGCTACATCTCCGACTTGTCCTGAGTTTCCATCCATAACATAAGGCTTTCTATTTTTAAAATTTATTGTTCCGTCATCTGGATCTGCCCAAATTGACCAAGTAATTAAATCTCCGATCATTCTACTGTAATCATAAGCAGATACTAGATTAACTTCAAAGGAATTATTTATACCGAAAGTAAAGTGAGAGGCTGTGTACTCAAAAGAATTTAATCCGGCGGTAGCCATAACTTGCCTAACCAATTCCTCAGCAGAAATATTTTTGTAGGTCATTGGTGTCTTAGGATTTGCAGAAGCAATAAAATAATCTTGTGCCCTAATCATATAATCGTAAGCAGTAATAGTATAAGTACCAGCACCTACTGATCTTTCTATTTGTTTTACATAACCTGTAAAAGCTATTCCGTGGTCATTCTCATATCCTAAATCTATCGTGATTAAATCACCCAAAATAAGAGTAGTAGAAGTTCCAGTAATAGTAGCTGTAGCACAAGCAGATCCGTGATTAGCAGATATGCTTACTGAGACGACGTTTGGAACTCCCGTAACCACACAGTAGCCGTTATACACTATCATAATAAAGCTCCATTGATAAAGTGAATACGGGAGTTTCACAGTCTTGGCTTGTATCTAAAGTCTGGTAATAAGTTTCGTCCATTTTATAAGACATACTAGAGGGGTAACAAGCTTTTGAATAGCTTGGCCCCACTAGCGTGTACTTAGTTTTATTGTCTATTAATCCTAATATAGCATTTAGATTTGTCCAACCAACAACTTTAGCTTGAACTTTAATAATTTCCTCGTCCCAACCAAAAATTTGAATAGCCGTTCCAGCTAGGGGGCCAGAATATAAAGGATTAAGTCTTGCAATTATTTGTTTGGTGGAAGCTTCTAAAGATTGCACATATATTCTTGTGCCATTAAACGTCCATGCCATGTTTGTTTTCTCCTAGATTACTGAAACTGATCTATTTCCAGTTCCACCAGCAAAGTTTAATAGATCGCTCTTTAGATATTGTTTTACAACAGCGGCTAATTGTCTACCATCTACTTGTACTACTGTTCTGCTATCTATGGTTAGATTTAGTCTAGTAGTTAGATTAGAAACACCATTAGCTATTATTGCTCCAATATCTTGTAGATTTGTTTGTGAAGGTTGGGCGCTAGGTAATGTTGGAACATCTGTAACACCTAAACCTGTTGGTTTTGGAGTCATAGAAGACAATCCTAAACTCTTAAAAAACGTTAGGATGCTTTGAGTTAGTGCCTCTAGTCCTGTAGGTTGCTGTGACTGAGTAGTAGGCTTTGCAGCGTATTGTGCGTTATAAGCAGCTAAATACTGTTGAGGAATTTGCCCACCAAACGGTACTGGTTCTTTATTTAGTTTATTTTCAAAAGGACCGTAAATAGGTAGATTTAATTTACCTATTTGAGCGAGAGTCTTTGGTAAATTAATGTTAGACTGTTGCTCTCCTTGTCTAAATAACTTCATTTGATCCTCAAATTTAGTAGGCCAAAAGCTTTGTTGTTCGCCTTGTCTAAATCCTTTCATTTGCTCTACCCAATTACCAAACTTTACAACAGCTTGGTCGAAGTTACTAACTCCACCATTAAACTGTGTAGCATCTAAAGCTCCTTGTGCATTAGCTGTGTCTCTAGACATTTGTGCTGCTTGAGCAGGAACCCAAAACGAAGATCCTTCAGGTAAGTTGAACATACCATCTAACTGCTTTTCTTCAGTCTTTAGAATCTGTTGTAATAGATACTGTAGTACTTTAAAATCCTTTTGGTAAAGGGGCGTTATCTTTTGATCTTTTGTAGTGATAGCAATGTTATCTTCTAGTTGAGGTTGGTATCCAAATGATTGTAACTTCTTTAGAAGGGCATCATATTGTGGACCATTAGCAACAGATAGTAGTTGTTCTTGCGACATATCAAAAGTTTGAAAATCTATGCCTTTAGCAGACTCTTGTAAAGCTTTTCCTTCTGCGACCAGCCTTTCGAAGGCCTTATTAATTGCATCTGTAGTAGTACCTTCAAAAGTGTATACAGTATCTCCAATAGTTACAATAACATCTTGATAACTATCTTTGATTGCTTGTGCAGTTTCATCTGTAATAGCTTTCGCATCTACTTGATCTTTTAGTGCCTGGTCTGAAAATCCTACGGCTATCTTTTTAAAGTCTTCCTCAGTTGTTCCAGAGGTTAGCTTAGCTGTTGGGAATTCTAATGTTGGAAGTAAAGTAGCTTGTGCAGCATATTGATTATAGAGTTTTGTTACAGCTTCGTATAAATCAAGCGAAGTTTGTGTAGCTAACTTTTGCTTTTCTGCATAATCTTCTGTAGATAATGATCCAGAATCCATAGCAGTATTAGCATCAATAATAATCTGCTTCATTTGATTTAGGTTTTCTAAATCTGCTGTGTTACCTTGTGCAGTAATATTGCTATACTGCTTTAAGAAAGTTTGTTTATCAAAACCTTCTACGCCACTTAAAACATTCATAAATTGTGGAGCAGTAGCACTAAATCCACCTAAAGCTTCTTTACCTCTATTATAAGCAGCAGCCCCTATTAGACCTTTACCAAATTTAGATTCTAATTCTTTTGATCTAGCATCAATAGCATCGCTAATTTGCTGATCTTCAATAGGAGTTGTCTTAGTATATTTCTTATTTCTATCTTCTATTAGCTTTGTTTCCGCAGCTAACATCTTTCTAAGTTCTTCTAGCTTTTTCTTTTCTTCTTCTGTTAGAGGTACAAACCTCTGGCCTTGAAATCTTCCACCAGCCTCTTCTATACGCTTGACTTGCTCTAATAGAGCCTGTGTATCAGAAAAGCCCGAAGGAGCAAAACCACTACCGTATTTTAGTTTGCCGATAAAGTTTTCAAAGTTTTTATTCTGTGAGTTGAAGAATTCGTCTAAACCTTTTAGTCCAGTTTTAGACCCTACTAAATCTTCTAGAAGAGCTTTTAATTTTTCATCTTTTGTTACATCAGGAGCGTTATCTTTACCTGGTTTTGGAGGTTCTGGAATTGGGCTAGGAGCTAAAGCATCTGATAATCTAATCTTATAATCTTCAGCAGAGTTTACCATACCCTCTAGGATAGCTGAGCCGATAGATGCTCCAATTGCAGTACCCATTGGACCACCAGCGGAACCAAGTAAACCACCCATAATCCCGCCGACAATGTTACCAATGCCCTGACTATTTCTTCCAGCAAGGAAGTTTGGAGCGGCCGAACCAAGAATGGCTAAACCACCTGCGGCAGCGTTTTGTGCAAACTTGCCACCAAATTCCATAGCGGCAAGTGTTCCAGCAGGATTAGCCTTGTTTTTATTAAATGTGTTATATAAAGAAGCTCCGGTGCGTTGTCCGAAAGCGTTTACGGAAGCGTTTATGCCTCCCATCTGGCCTACCTGATAACCCGCCCCACCATTTAATAAATCCGGTCGCCTAGAGAATAGAGTAGCAGCACCTAATGTTCCTATTAATGCTGGACCTGCTCTACCTGCTACATCTGCTAAGTCTGCAATAGATTTAGTAAGTAATGTTACTAAATCAACACCAACTTTAAAGGCATCAAGAATCCCACCTTTATCTCCTAAAGCTTGGGCTAGCTCTTGAAAAGCATTACCTAAACGAGTTGTAGCAGTTTCTACTGTATTTAGTTTCTTTCCTAAAGCCTGAGCAGCAGCTCCTTGTGAGTTATTTTGAGCAGCTACGAGCTTGTCTATTTTACCTAAGTTCTCAATAAAGCTAATGGCTGTAGCTGATCCTCTAGATCCACCACCAATAGCTAAAGTTAGCTTACTAAGCTGATCTGGATTAATAACCCCTGTCTTGCTTAGGGCTGAAATCTCTTTCATAATATCTAAGAAACTTCTAGCTTTTCCTTCACCATCAATAAAGGAAATACCTAGCTTAGCCATTTCTTGTCTTGCACCGTCTGATTGGAAACCCGCCACTAAAGCTCTAGCTCTATTTGCAATTTCTTTACCCGACTGTGCTGAACCTTCTGCAATAATAGCGATTACTGCATTAAGTTCTTCCATTGATAAACCAACTGCATCAGCGGCCTCACCTAAGACGGAGAAGCCTAAAGCTAGTGTAGTAAGATCAACACCAGCTACCTTAGTAACAGCTACCCACTTATCAAGTAAAGTAGTTCCTTGATCTAATGGCGTATTTGTTTGTCTGAGAGCAGCAGTAAGTACATCAATTGATTCTGCTTGGTCTAGAGTGGATAACTTAGATAATACAATTGCATCAGTTAGTAGCTTGTTTGCTACAGCAAATCTAGTAGTTGCATCTTCCATACTACCAGTAGCCTTATAAGCTAGGTTGTATGCTTCAACAACGCCAGATAGTTCCTCACCAGTTTGAGCAGCAATATCAGCAGTAGCTTGGAAGATTTCTCCCGTTGATTGCGTAGCATTACCTAATGCGATAGCTACGTCTGCTAATGCTGATTGGTTCTTTATCGCTATGTCTACTAATTGATTTAGTGCGTTTAGAGGGCCATAAACAGCGGCGATAGCAATAGACCACTTTAGAGCTTCTAATATATCTCTACCAACATTCTCAAAGAACCCTCTAAATCTTCTTTGAGTATCTACAAGAACTCTACCAAACTTATCTACTGTAAAGGTAGTAGATTTTATTACGCCTTCAGCGGCTTGATACTCATATCTAACTTTTGTAATATTAGAAGATGGTTCTGTGCTAACACTCTTGATCTTATCTCTTGTAAAGTTAGGATCTAGTTTGGCAGCTTTTTCATCTAATATTCTTGCAGCGCCAGCACCTCCGGGAATGTAACTCCCGATGTTCTGCATAGCCTTGAGTTTATCAAGTTCTTGTAGTTTTTGCTGAAACTCTCTAATGTTTCTAATAGCATCATTAGTAGCAGTTTTATAAGCTGCACCACCTTTTTTTACTTGCTCGGCTCTTTGTTTAATGCTTTCTGCGTCGCTAAAGTTTACGCCAGCTTTTAGCATTTCCGGCGTTTCTATAGGAGTTGGAGCAGGATAGGGTGAAGGCTTTCCCTCTGATCTTGGCCCATATTTCATATCCAAATCATAAAGCATTTGAATAACTTTTTGGTACTTTTTCTGTACTTCTAAGTTTTTATCAATCGCTTCGTTTAAAGATTCTGTAGCTTTCTTTAATTTTTCTGCTTTCTTATCTACTGTTGTTTTACCTTGTGGAACATCTCCCTCTTTAACGGTAGTTCCAGTTCCACTAAAAGTACCTGTAGCTCCTTGACTAGCTTGACTTGCAGCAGCTTTTATCTTAGCTTTATATTCTTCTACTATCTTTAGTTGAGCTTGATAGAAAGCTTCTAACCTTTTAGTGTCTTCTTGAATTAACCTTAGCCAATCAGAATCTCCCATTCCGGGAGTTCTTACTGGTCTGTTTCCCATATTCTGCTCCATCCATTGAGCAGACCTGGCATCTCCTAAATCCTCCATCTCCTTTTTAAGAGCAGATATTTTACTAATTGTATCTGCATTAGCTTTTTCAGCAGAATCTATCTTAGGTCTGCTTTTATCGGCATTAGAGATACGCTTTTCAAAATCTCTAATAGCTCTTTCTGCTTCAAGAGTAGCATCATTTAAACTAGCAGTTTCTTTTCTAATTTCAGAAGTTAATACTGTTAGTTTAGTTGGATTATCTTTTACACTATCAATATCAAAGGTAATCCCCTTGATAACATCGGGAGATTTTTGTTCAGGTGTTCCTAATACACCTGCTCTACCTTCTAATCCTTTTAGTTTATCTAAAGCTTCTAAATATCTTTTTTGGACAGTATTGAATTTGTTCAACGCTGTCTGCATTCTATTTGTAGCTATGTCTAATCTAGCGGCAGATTTCTCCGCTTTTTCGGCTAGCTTGTCATCCTGAGTTGGAGAAGACTTTACTGTAGCAGTTTGTAATTGTAAATCCTTCGCAGTAAGTCTAGAAGCATACTCTAAAGCAGACCCCTTTATAATTGGGGCTAATTTACTTGTTCTTGCCTCGACCCCAAGGGCTGTAAATCTTGTCTTTTGCCCGGATAGAACGGCTTGCATTTTAGAAGCAAAGTTAGATAACTGCTTATCAGATAAAGCTATCTGACCATTGAGTATCGTTAAAGAATTGCTAAAAGCAAGCACAGCATTACTAATGTCTTTATAGGCATCAGAGCTTTGATTTAGCTTAGCTTGCTCTTTAGTCAATCCCTCAATAATTATTTTAATTTGTTCGATTAATTGTTCGTTATTGTTCATCCTTCTATCTCTGAGTCGGAGAATACAATCTCTGAGTTTAACTGTTCTTTTCCTTTGAATATTCTATCCAACCAGCTTTCAATATCTTCCGGTGGACTATCCCAAATCATTTTATCTGGTGGACGCTTTTCTTTAGGAAGCTCATTAAAATTATCTACTTGGGATCTTTTTCTTATTACAAAGGAAATTGTGTAGGGAATATCTGGCAACTGTTTGATATTAGTGTCAAGAGGTTCTCGCAACGCCTTTGCCATTTCCCACATTGATACTACTGCGTTGCTTCTAGCAATTTTTTTAGTTCTTCCACATTAATTTCTAACGAACCGTAATAATTGATAAGTTGTTCTTTAATCTCGCTAGGAAGATTATCAAACTCATCAAAGTTCGTGAAATACCTTTCTTTAAATTTATCATCTTTATAACAACCAAAGTAAACACACATATCTCTAAACTTTGTAACCATTTCTTTTTCACAAAGTTCATCAATCATATTTCTTTCGTATAGTTTCTTTAGTTGTTCTATTGGTTTTTCTAGTAGTTCTAATCTATAGCTCTCTATTAGTTTTAGAACTTCATCATTAATCCTCTGCATTCTTCTTTCGGAATAGTTATCTACCGCTTTCTGATACTCTTCAAAATCCTCCAAGTCTGCTGTTGATTTAGGTTCCTTTGGCATAGGAAGATCTACATCTCGCATAACATCTTGTGTAAACTTCTTGGTTGATAAAAGAAGAATGTAGTTTATAACGTCACTTTTATCGTCCAAATCATAGATAGAAGAAACGAAAGCGATCCTCTCGTCTGTATCTTCAGTCTTTAATAGCTTTCGTAAATCTGCGCTTTTTCTAATTGCGAAAACTCTTGAACGATTAATCTCTGCGTCACCAACTAATCTAATATAAATATTTTCTATTTCTTTTCCGTAGCTATCAAAGATAGCAAACTTACTTCCCCAATGAAATAAGCGGGAAACATCAACGTCATTTTTCTCTGGAAGCATATCCTTTTTTCCTTTCAATTTAAATTAAATACGCCGAGAATTGTTTTATGATTCTCGGCGTACCATTTTACAACAATCCTTTATTCAAAGCCCAATACTATTAAGTTTTATTATTCGGGAGTGCTAGCAACTGCGGCAGCTAATTCTGTTCCTTTTGCGTCTAATGAATCTACTAGGGGTTGAAGAAGTTCTGGATCAACCATTTGTTGCTGGATTTGAATTAACTCGTCTCTTAGATTTTGGATAAGAACTATGGCTGAGTCTACGACAGTAGCCATTTCTGAAACTTCTCTTACTAAATTATCAAATTGAATTGCCATTTGATTTTGTTTCTCCTGTATCTGAGTAACTATAGCTTCTATTCTTTCTACCGCTTGCAGAGTAAGAAACTCTGCGTAATTACTTCTTATGAACATTTCCGCATCACTATTGTGCACGCTTACACCCTATAAATAAACTATGGTTTAGCTCCGCTGTAAACAACTAAGTGTGCTGTTTGTGATTTCCAGTTCATGCTAAGTTGAACGTCGCCGTTAACATTAACAGAAGTTGCATCACCAACTACAACGATGTCATCAAGATAAATCTCTTTTAGAACGGTGTAGGGGGAAGATTCGTCACAGGGATCTAATAGCTGAATGGAGAGAGAAATACCGCTTGTGGTACAACCTTCACCAGGCGCCCATTCAACAACACCAGAAGTAGATGTAGTACCATTAGTGAATAAGTTTACTAGCTCAGTATCAGTATCTAGTACTGTAATAGTTCCTTCAATTGTTGGAACCTGAGTTTGATAACCTACAACACCTCTGCTACCAAGTTCTCTAACTGCTGTGGAGTTCATGCTACCATTGATAGTAACATTCTGGACTCTGGAAATAGAGTTGGCTGCTAGCTGGATTTTTACGTCTCTACCACGAATAGCTGCTGGAAGAACTGGATCACTAACATCTGACCAGTTAGTTCCTGCTGGATTAGCGTGATAAACAACTAAAACTTGTGAAGTTCTGGAATCACCAGTAGTAAGTGTAGTACCAACTAGTCTATATTGACCAGTAGCAGGAACACCAGTAACTTCGGTTAGATACCCACCATCAAGAATAACGGATAAAGCGTTATTACCGTTCTTTAGCTGAATGGGGGTTTGGGTAAGAGTAAATGATGTAGTACCTGTAGTAAACTTGTCTACAACAACATCGTATGCAAATAAACGCTTTTCGCTACCTACGCAGGTATAATCTTCAGTAGCTTCACCATCAACTGAATAGCTGTAGGAGAAGTCTCTAACTGCAAGACGTTTACCATGAATAGATTTTGAATAGTCAGATACACTATCACTCTTTGTATAAATAATAGCATCAATTTCGCCAAACTCGCCAATGTCAACACCAGCGGCAGGATAAGCGTCTGTTAGGCTTGTCCCAGTTAGTACCGAAAAGATCTTTGTACTAACATCAAAAGCTGAGAAAGTAAGTGTAACACTAGCTTGGTCTTTCGCTTCACCAGCGTGAGAGGCTGAACCAATCTCATCAATGGTTGTGCTAGGAACATCTGTGTTAATAGATAATCTCTGAACTCTTGAAGCTTTGAAATAATCTTTAGGACCAACAATGACTAATTGTAACTCTTTCGAGGGAATGCTTAATCGCTTTGCCATTTTGTATCTTTATTATCTCCTAAAATTTATCGGTTACAGTTGTGAAAATAATAACTGCTCGATAATAAAGCTCGTCTACCAATTCTGGTAGAATCTTTACGTTTTGAATTTTTCTTTCTATCGCTATTAGGCTACCTAATTTACTTGGCGAGGCTCCCTGCTCTGGAAATCCTTCGTTATAATTGTAAATTACGATGCCATCATCTAAATCATTATAGATTTTATATGCAAATTCGTCTCTTTGTGCTTTGTTTTTCGCAAAGACATCAATATACCAAACTCTTTCTTTTACGGTTTTTCTGTTTCCAAGTTCTCCTTGAAGACCCGTGATGGTGTCCCACTCCACCGAAATAGTTGGTAAGACTAGATCATCTTCTGGAAAAGCATCAACTATCGTGACGAAATTGTATGAACTAAATTTATCTTTCAGCCAATAAACGACTGATAAGTCTTCTAATCTTTCTGGATATATGTTGATACCCTCCTTTATCTATTTAAACGTCTTTGTATATCTTTAATTCTGATCTCCACATTTTTACCGGGCTGCCCTACCCTGGCTCTTGTAGGAGCTGTATTCGCAAGAAGTTGACTTGCCAGTAATTGAATTCTTTCTAGTGAAGCGTTCTGTAAGCGGCTGCCAAGCTGTGCTTTTATCATATCTACCACTAGTTCTTCATTCGGCCTATCAGAAATATCTTTAGGCATTACTCTTAGTCTTTGTTCTACGGAAGCTAAATATTCTAAACCTTTTAGTGCATCTTTCCTTTGGGCACGTAGCTCATTCAATTGCGTAGCAGAGCTTGTATAAGTTTCATTAAAAAGAGCTTTTATTTCTCTTATCGAGTGCTCAACAAAATAAGTAGCTCTGGTCATAGGGTAAGGAGTTCCTTCACCCTTCATAACTCCCCTAACTTTAGGAGAGGCTACACCATAATTTAGAATCGACCACCAAGGAGCTTTAGCGCCAGTAAAAGAACTTTGTCTATCTCTAATTGTTTTCCAATACTTAGCTCTATACTTTTCTAAGTCATATTCTCTTGGTTTCTTTTTCTTTTTAGTTTTATCTGTAAGATGCCCGTGTCTTTTCGGGGGTGGAATTGCTGTAAACTCTCTGGCTACTCTGTAATATTTTTCTCGCCAAAACAGAGATAGTAGTGCTGGATCTGCTGTTCCTTTTACGTTATTAGATTCTCTTGCGTCCGATACAGCAACAGCATATAACGCTAAGTTTCCAGCGACTTCATCCATATCTATTTTAACATTTACTGTATTACTATCAGGTTTATACTCAATAATAATAGCTCTAGGATCTCTTAGAGCATCCATGAAATCTCTATCAAAGTATATTCCTTCTTTACCACCAAAATCAAATTCTGTTCCTTTTATGGCATTCATTCCATTACGAATAAGAATTTGTTGTGCCTGTTGCATAACAGAATTCATAGCAACTTCTTTTGGTTGGTTTACTGTATCTAGTGCTGCCTCTGCTTTTTCTACCGCCCTAACTAGCTCTTCTTTCTTTTCTTGAATATATAGAAGAGCTTTTTCTTTATTTTTCAAATAGCGTATTTGCCTATTAATTTCTTCTATATACTCTTGACGATTCATTACTTAGAACCCTCGAAATCATCTCCAAAAATTGTTCTTACTACAGAACGAGAAAACTCATTGGTATGGTCCAATACAATTTTTCTAATTAGTTTATAATCATCAGAACCAGTATCAAGAATGTTTTCTAACTCACTTAGTAAAAGTCTTTGGTGTAGTTTCTTTTTTCTATTAATAAAATCAATAAGGTCAATTGTTTCGACCCTTTGAATTATTTTGAATTCTTCCATTTTATATCCTTTCCTTACTTACGGATTAGGTCTACGAGTATTCGATTTAGCTCCTTAACCCCTCGTAAAATTATTTTCCTTACGTCATAATTTTCATTATCAACCCAAACATAGTTAGTATTCTTTACTAAGTTTAGATTGGCTAAAGTATAGTTGATTTGTATTCTACAATCTCCATCTACTAGCTTACCACCAGTTTGCCAATTTAGAACTTCATCTTGTGCGTGGGTAATATGTGCTAGCATTGTAGTACCTGACATAGTATAAATATACCCTTCTCCACTACAAACGATACAGAAGGAGTTTGTAGATGTATCAGTTATAGGATCTATGCTACAAGCAGAACAAGTAGTTTTATGCTGTTCGTAGAAAATTACTTCCCTGCCAATACCTGATCTAATAGCATCTATAACTTCACGAGTTTCAGGGAATGTAATAATCATTTATTATCCCTCAAAAATTTCTGCCCAAGTTTTAGAAATCTCTTGCCAAGAATATTCTGGTGAAGAGAACTTCTTTAGACCTTGTTCAGCTAAAGTATTATATAAATCTTTGTTGTTGTAGAGTAATTCTAGTTTTTCTGCTACGTCTTCTGGTCTTACTAATTTCCCCACAGTCATAATATTATCTAGGGTGTAGTTCATCTTTGTTGGGATAAGCAAGCCACAATCATAGTAAAGCTCTTGTAAAGCACTATGATCTGCAACAACCTGTGGAGCACCAGTAATAGCGTGCTCAATATTTGTTAGGCTAAAACCCTCTCCTACACCAGTATTAATTCCTACATCTGTAGCATTATAAATTAGATTTAATCTTTCTGCTGGAATTCTTTGAACGCCAGTAGTTAAACTTGTGAGTAACAATCTTCCACCAATAGCTAATCTTTGTGCCATCTTTGGAATATTAATTGCAGAATCAACTACTCCACAATGCATATAAATTTTAACATTTGCAGGTTTATTTTCTGCAAACATTTTAAAACCTTCCATAGCAATATCTAATCGTTTACGAGGTTGATTACGACTAGCAGAAAGGACTATAAAGCTATTAATAAATTCATCTTTATCTGGATAGATCATTCTTTTTAGATCTTCTTTAGGTCTAGAAACTTTAAAGAAAACTTTTTGATCTATACCATGAGGAACAATTTTTATTCTATCCTCTAATTGTGGGCTTGCCTTTATCATTTCCCGCTTACCAAATTCTGTATAAGCTACTGGAACTGATACAACATCAAAAGGTTTGTACCAATCGCTGTCATGTTCAGCAGCATCAACGGGAGTATAAGTAACTATTCTAGGAAGCTCTTTATCTTTATAAATCTCCTTTAGCTTATCTAGCATAGGCTGTTGTATCCAAGCATCGTTTATAATAAATATAACATCTGGTTGCTCGTGCTTTACAATGTCTTCCACTCTTTTTATTCCATATATATCCCCGTTTGTTGAAGCGGGATAGATCTTATATGGATAGTTATGTGGATCACCATAGTAATTTACACCTATTGCAACTACATCATAATTTCTAGGTAAGTACTTTACAATAGAGTGTGCTACTCTAGCAAACCCAGTTTCAACAACTTGGTCAGCCCAAACTAATAATTTTATCCTTTTCATATTCCTTTATCCTTTCTTTATAACTCGCCTTTAGACTCGTATTCGTTATTCTTGTATCCTGGTAGAGATTGTTTATCTGTTACAGCTAATCTTCTTGTGGGGGATAAGACTAGTTTATCTAGTTCGTCAATGAGACGTTTTAGATTACTGTCTTTCATTCTTCCACCTTCTATATTACTAAAAGATATTTCATTATCTTTCCAGCTAGAAGTAGAATAAGCTGAATTTTCTAAGCTGCCTTCCAACATTATTATTGATGCCATTAGTATAATAACAGCTTCGTCTTTTTTCTCTATAATACCTTCTACAGATTCTTCTGTTGAAAATTGTAAATAACTATCTGTATTCCTGTATAGCTCTCCATCTGCATTTATTAGGTATTTAGACTTATTGTATCTTTGAAACTTTTTAGCAGCTAGATTTAAGGCAGCTAAAATCCAAGCATCAATATATCTGTAAGGAGCAATAAAGTCTCCGATATTTACTCTTACTTCTTGTATTAAATAATCTAGTGCTATTGTTGCCATTTATTATTCCTGTTTTAGTTGAGTGAATTGTAGCTCAGCTAGTCTAGTTTCAATAGCTTTTACAAATCGCTCAGATTTTTCTTCTCGTCTAGCAGCCTCTAGAAGTCTATTTACAAAAGCCTCTGAATCTGTTTTCTGAAGAATATTTTGTACAGCATTAAATCTGCTATTAATAATTTTTAGAACTTCTTCATCGGACGACTGTTCTAGTGGAACATCTGCCTCTGGTTCATCTTTCTTTGATTCAATTCTAATGATTAGACCTTCTTTAAATAAACGTCTGTTCTGTCTAGTGAAGAAAACATCTTCAGCGTCAGACCAAGATCTATAGATAGATTCATCTTCCCCAGGTTTTCCAGTAAGAAGAGATCCATTAGGTTCGCCTGTAAATGGATTTAAAATCTGAACGTTTACCTTAGAGATTACGGTTTTCTGATATGTACCGATAGGATTACCAGTTTGCATAGCAGAGAAAACACCCGGATCAAATTGCTTATTCATACCTTAATTTATTATCCTTTCAAATTAAAAATAAAAGGAGATGGAGATTTTAACTTCCATCTCCTTTATTACTAAAACAAATTATGCAACTTTGAGAACGCCGATTCCCTGGGCATTATCAATAATCATACCAAATTGCTGATATAATCTGAATGTCCATTGTGGAGGAACGGGGCGTTGATCGGTCCATTCGCTAGGAATGGCATTACCGAAAGTAACAAACTCACCAACATTTTCGCCAATAACGAGAATTTTATCTTCTGGAACTAGCTTGTTATAAGTATCGGGGCTATCATAATCCTGTCTTACTACAACTAGTGGAACGCCTAGATATTGACCAACCCAACCAGTTCGGCGTAGTTCGTCAGAAATATTCTGAAGCATACCGTCAGTTGAAGAATAGGTATCCCAACCGATGAAAGCCATGATTGGCTGTAAAGCCGCACGAGTACCAACAATAGCCTTGGCTCCTGGTGTGGTCTGATTGATAGTTTCAATCATATCGTCTAGAGCGGTTTTAGTTACTGAAGTACCAACGTTGGTAAAATTATCGGGAGTATTTGTAGCGGTCCAGATTGTAGTTAGGGCGGTGAAAACTTTGTTCATGAAATAATCACGAAGAACAGCTTGCATCTCACTCTTAATGCTCTGAACAGTACCAATCTCACCTGCCTGAAGTTCCCAATCATTAGCGGTAACAGATACGATAGCACCGTCAAGAATGTAGTTCATTCTTTCCGATACTGTAATCTCGCTAGTTAGAGGGATAGCGCCAGGAACAAAAGTATGAGCACGAATGCCCTTTCGAACTTTCTTGACTCAAATTTGTTGTATCCACATCATTTCTGTGTGGCTTCTTCTGATTTCGCAGAAGTTCGGACTATCTCATCATCGTCAGCATTACCTGTTACGAGTTCTACATACGGATTTATTTTATATTGGAAACTTGGAAATATATAATTATATATACCATCCAAGAACTTTGGAAAACTTTTTCTTTGAAGAGACAAAATATAAGTTTGCTCCCCATTAGAGTTTATAGAATGTTTATTTATATTGAACTCTATTCCAAGTTTTTCTTTTATAGCTTCTTTTATTAGGAGATTATCTCCATAACTAAAACAGTTTGTAGCTATATTTGGTACTGCGTATTCATAATGGCTGTCTTTGTAGTCTTGTTTTACTAATCTAAGATTTCCATCATCCATATACCAAATAGCTAACGTTTCCCAATCTAAAAGCGTTAGATAATGCGGATCTATTACTTTTTTTCCTAATAAGTACATTCTAGAATGTACTTTAGTATATATTGGATTTGTTCTAGTTACAGTTTTTACTATTGTTTTTCTATTTTGGCGTTTATCATTTATTTCATAAGTAGTAACTTTTGTAAAGTTTTCTAATATTGATTTACGCCAATTTATATAATCTAGGTTATCTATTATGTTATTAGCTTCGAACCTGCACTCGGTTCCATGATAACCTATATACCCATCTCCATAAGTAAAAGCAACTATATATTTTACTTCTTCTTTTTTATCCATAGTCTCTACACCTCTCATAACGAGTTGGCACGGGATTGTCCTTTTCAGGAGTTTCCCCGTTTTTAGTAGAATTTTCTTAGACAATTTTTTGTCTAAGCCCCAGTTTTAGTTTAGGGCGTCACCGGGTTTCATACTTCTAGTATTGAGTAATAGCCCAATAAAATCTGTAGTAAGATGACCGGGATCAATATACTCTACCATCATTTCAGCAAAGGCTTCTCGTTCCTTTTGTTCTTTCATTAGAGAAGCTGCTGATTCTAAATATTGCTTTAATTCATTGTCCATTGAATTTGTAATTCTCCGTTATTTAATATTAGAACTCACGAGTAGTGAAAGTCATATCATAGGTAGAGGTGTTGAATTCAACAACAGTACCAACAACTACATCTGAATCCCAAGTAGCCTGATATTGTAATTTGCCTTTATCAGTTCCAGAAATGCTAACTGAAAGTGCACAACCTGGGGTCTGCATAGCTGCATTGTATAAATACTGACCAGACTGTACTGTATAAGTTCCAGCACCAAAAGCTAAAGCTGAAGTACCGGATGGGATTGTAACACCACTCTGATAACCAGGATAGGTTAGCCATACTGTAGCAGAAAATGGAACATTAGCTGCTGTACCAAATCCACCCCGTCTTAGCGACCAAGAGTAAGCTGGCATTGGAACATAGTATGGGGGTTGGCGATTATCTACTGCCCAAGTAACGATAAAGCGAGCACGCTTAGCTTCATCTGCTGTGGTAGGTAGCTTTACTGCTGGAAGGTCGGTTTGTGAACCAAAGTCGTGATTAAAGGTGTGAGAAGTTAGGCAGACCATTCGGCCTTCAGCCATATCTTCATTTACCACAACACCTAAAATATCACCAATAACTTTATTAATTTCCATTGTTATTTTATCCTCAATTATTTACTATTGCGAAGTCGTCTTCCGAGTTCTTTAGGATCAACGGAAGTACTAGTTTTGTTTATAATAGGTAGAGCATCAGATTTCTTTTCTGATGCAGTTGCTAATTCAGCAGAAAAACTAATTAGATCTTGGATCATAAAATCTAGTGATCCATCATCAAGTGCTAGAAGTCTTTCTTTATTAGTATCAAAATATTCATCACTTCTGACTAAACCAGAATCAACGAATTTTGCTTTGATAGCTGCGAATTTGCTTTCCTTTTCTTTTGCTAATTCAACCTCTTCTTTGAAAGAAGCAAGAGACTGATTTTCTGATTTTAGCTGTTCAATCTCAGTATCTTTAGCGGAGAGTGCAAGTTCTAGCTCAGCTACCTTTGCTTTTAGGGTTTCAAGTTCATCCAACTTATTTTCCTCCATATCATTTTCGGCAGAAGCTACGGCTAGAATAGGAGTCCTACCAGCATACGCTGGCATACCAACGAATGTAGTTGCACGCAGAGCAGTATCACGTAAAGCAATTACACCATCTGGTTCTTCATCTTTGGATGCGTAAAGCACTTCCCATGATAAATTAAGTGGGGTTCCTTTATCATAAAGTTCTTTAATCATCTGAACATCTTCGGGACGCTCTCTAGACCATAGTGCAGCTAAACCTTTTATATAGTTGTTTTCTTTCGTTAGAGCAGTAATAACTCCTAGTGGAAAAGATTCAGCATGACCGGGTTTTATTTCTTTGGCAGCCATTTTAATCGGAGCATTAACTCCGCTTTTGATTAGGTTATCAAATTCTTCTAGTGGAATTCTTTCTTTATTTACATTTGGTTGGTCGTCTGTTAAAATAAATTTGCACCAACGAAATGTAGGATTTAGAGTTATAGAAGCAAAAGCTTCATCTTCCTCGCCATCAATAAATTGAAATTCCTTTATTTCAAAGTTTTGTTCCATAATTCCTCATTAATATATTTATTATACTATACTTATAGTATAACATATTTTTATATTTTGACATTGATATAACCACTAATTAGACCCATTTTTATTGTTACTGGTGTTATTTACATCAGATGGCTTCTTTTCCGTGGTTGTTTTACCACTTCCTGCTGGACCCTGACCGGGCTGATTACTAAAGGGTTTAGGAGCAAACTCATCCAACCCAAGAGATTCGAGCTTATCTTTTTCAATCTTTCTTTGTTCAGTTTCATCATTCCAATCGTATCCTAATTCTTCAGCATAAGTAGATCTAGAAATATTAGCACCACCATAAAGATCGGCTAAGCTCTTTAGAAGTGTAGCATGATCGAATAGTGTGAGTGGTTTAAACTTTACTTCTGGAACACTTTTTATGCTATTTTCTTCAGCAACTCTTCTAACTATGGATTGAATAACTTTAATAATCTTTCGTCTAAAGTTTTCCATTGTTTTAGCTGGCGACATCATAGCGTACTGTGGATCTGATGTTCCTGTCTTTTCGGACTCGCCTGTAATTAGAATTCTTGGAAATCCTAAAGCATAAATAATATCTTGGTTTACGCTAATATACTTCTGTTCATCTAGCATGGCTTGTGTATCTGGAACAACCCATTCGATTTGTAAAGTATGGTTAGCAAACAATTGGAAAATTCTTTCTATATCTTTTCCAGAATAATCTCGCCAAAGCATCTGATCCTTGATCGCTCCAAACTGAGCATCCTTATCATCTTCTGTTACTGGGAAATCTTTATCACCTAGCTTGAATAATTGAATAGCTCCAATTACTCTAGAGGCAATAGCATAATCCATTCTACGTAAGTTACGTTTATGCTTTAAAGATTCCAAAGCTGCGGATAGATAAGGAGTTGGCGTAGGACCATCTGTTTGAACTTTGCGTCTTATAATAAGATCGGTATCTTTCTCAATGAGGAATTTTCTGACCCCTTGCTTTATCGCTAAAACAAACTCAGGATATAATGCTAGTAGCTTTTGATAAGCAACTCTATCATAAGTACCATCACCATATCTTCCCTCATTTAGAATGAAGTCAACAACTTCAGGAGGAACAAGTAAAAAGTAACTAGGACTATCAGAAAATGGATTTACTTTTATTTCTATAGTAGCTGGATCTCTGATATACATAGTAGCAGGTAACATTAGACTATCATATTTCTTTAGCCCATAGATACCTAGATTTTTAATTTGTTCTTTATTTAATCTCCCGAATTGGATTTCTGGAACTACTAATCCAGAAATTAAATACTCTAAAGCCATGCTCTCCGCAAACTCTTCTAACTTTTCCCTAAGACCTAAAAAGATTTTATATTCATTTTCAGTAAGACCATTCTTACTAAACATAAGTCTATTAATACCTACCTCTACAAGTTTATTTATTGTAGAGGAAACCAGAGGGTCTTTTTTGTAGAAGAATCTGCACGCTTTAACTATCTTATGATAGTCGTCCGTATTGAGTTCTAATTTATCAACATCTGAAGCTGTCCAGGGATTAGAACTCGTAGAACCTCCTAACGTATTAATAGATGCGGAAGCTAGTTTATTAAATTGTTCCGAAGCTATTAGATCTTCTTTTGTTGCGTCTTGTACGGTAATTTCCATATTTTTTATCCAAACCAACCTGGACTAGCCAGCGTTTTCTTTTGAGATTTATAAGTCATAAAATCATTTTTCAAATAATAAGCTAATACAGCACAAAGTAAAGCAGAAGTAAAGTGGTCTTCACCTCTTTTTCCACCCTTATTAGTAACAGTTCTATACACAATATCTCCCGTAGGAGTTTTAGTATAAGTCATTCTTTCTAGTTCTGTAACTAATTCTAAGTCTGTATGGGAGAATACTAGCTTATGATTATTAGCATAATCCTGTAAAACTGAAGTAGCAAATGGTTTTGTCTTAGATTTAATTTCTTCGCCATTACCATCTATACCTATAACAAGTGAAGTAGAGAAATCTATTGGAACTACTCTTTTTGAATAGTTTTTGTGCATGAAGTCTTGATGCTCCAAAAGGTCCATAACTACTGGTTTGCCTACTCCACCAGCATCAACTCCAATAATAATAGGATTGTATTTGGTATCCAAAGCATCTATGAAGCTTTTCTGAACTGGATAAGAAACTTTATCTAATCTAATTCTTCCGTGAAATCTAAGCCTTCCAGAATTTTCTAAATATAGAATTATAATAGCTGTTGGTTCTGTATAACCTAAGTCCACTCCAAGTATTACTTTATCACTCTTATTTGGGATTGGCGGGAAGACTGTAATTCTAGAAACAATTTCATTTAGATTGTCTTCTAGTTGTAAACCATTTAGAATTAGTTTATAAACTGGGTCCGATCCAATACTAAACGAAGTTCTATCAAACAAAGCAAATACAGGCTTACCATGTTGAGCTTTCCACAAGTGGGTAAAGTCATCACTATCTTCTCCCCCATACTGTTCTATAGCTCTCTGCTTATCTGCTTCTGCTAACCTGGGGTTCATATCAGAACTAATTCTATGTTTAGAATAGTTAGAGTTCTCTCTATCACAATGATAACAAACTGAGTTCTCTCGTCTACCATCTGGAACGCCAGAAACCATAAGTCTAAACCCGGAAGTAAATGTATTTACTGTAGGTTGTAGTTCTATCCAAGATCCCCAAGGTTGATAACCGCTTTCATCAACAATAAAGAATGGTGTGTGCAAACCAATAACAGAAACACCAGTACCAGTTTGACCTGCGATACGGCACATTAATACTGCTTGGTTCAATAATGTAATCTTAAAATCACTACTATTGATACCTGCATTAGGTTGTATAAAATGTTTTAGAAAAGTATTAGATCTAAATGTTCTTATTAATCCGGACCACACAGGTTCAAGATGTACTTTAGATGGTACTAAATAAATAATATAATCGGAGGGGAAAACATTATATACTAAAATCCAGCGAATTATAGAAACTAAAGATACAGTTTTACCAGCACTACGACCAGCTACAACTGACACATAAGAATTAAAATCTCCCATCAATTCTTTCTGATACCAAGTAAGTTCGAACTCTTCTTCGTATTTTTGTTTATCAAAGTTTTCTATAAACTCTGTGCAAAGACAGGGATTTCTTAGTATTTCGTATAATGCTAAATCCTCTGGTCCATATATTTTTTCTATGATTGCCATGAGTATCCTTTGGGAGGGATTTTAATCCCTCCCATATTTATTACTTAGATGTAGTTACAACTGGGATAGTAACAGAGTGTGTATGTCCTGCGTCTACCTTAGTTGTTAGTGCGGTGAGTTTTGTTTCCTGTTCCGCTACTTTAGTTTCTAGTGCTACTACTCTAGCTGTTAGATCTGTAGCTGGTGGGGGTGGGGGAGGTGGAACTACAGTACCGGGATCAAATCCTAGCCAAGAATATAAGGCTGCTTTAGTTCCATTGTAGAAATTAACATCAGTTCTCCCACTTCCACCGGGAAGAATTAGTGAAGAACTCCATTGTAGAAACTTCCAAGTTGCAAAACCGGGAGTAAGAACTTTCATACTAATAGAAGGCATAATAGTAGAAACAACATTAGCCCAAGTTGTATTAGTTACAGTATTGTAAACCCATTGAGCCATCCATAAGTTTTTATTAGCTCCGGGGAAAGACAACTGGTCCCTAAGTTTTGGATAATAAGAGTTGTACATACTCATTGAGGAATAAACAATTACAGGAACTTGCGACATCTTTGGATCAGCCGCAATAGCTTCCATCATCTTTAGTACAACATCACTTCGATTTGGTTCTGTACCAGTAGCTTCTTCAACATCAAGAACAATTGCATGATAGCTTTTCTTTGGAGTTAGTGGGTCTAAAGCTGCGTGAAGAGTTTTCATGTTCCAAGCTACAATACCTTCTAGAGTGTAATCTGGAAAAAATGGTTGTACATAATGGTAGGGTCCACAAGCTATTTTAGCATCGTAGCATTTCTGCACATTACGATAAAGCCAATCATCAACATAGTTATTAGCATAAGTTGGATCACCAGCTTGTACTTGTTTGCCATCCGAAGCTTTTGGAAACACCATTGAAATGTCTCCTTCTGCTTTCATCTTGGCAATATCAACATCACCTTGCCAATGTGAAATATCAATTTGTCTGGCTAAAGTCGTTGGATCAAGAGTACCAATTAGGGTAGGCTCTTCTTTCATTCGCCATAGATTATAGCGATCAATTAGGTTTAGCTTACCAACCTTAGCATCTCTGGTCCAGGTATCAAGATATTTAGTCATAAGTCTCCTTTATACGTTAAGAACTATCCAGCTTACTTTTTGTCCATTGACTGAAGAATCAACATAAATGTCTTCGAGTCTGCCAACTAATTCAAATCTAACTTCATTACCTGCTGATAATACGAATCCGTTTGTACTAGTTACATCGTTAACTCCATCGTTTCCAACATAGATTAGTCCACTATTAGTTGCAAAAGCTTTTACGATTAGTGCGTCATTAATAACGCCAGTACCTAAAACTACAGCAGTTCCAGCAGTAGTTACTGTAGTCTGTCCACTTAATTGTTTACTCATTATTTACTCCGTTGTAAGGTGTTTTATATTCTTCCTTTCCAGGTAATCCACCCCACTTTTTTTGATAATTATTTTGTGCAATTCTAAATTTATTATGATGATCTTCCATTTCTCTAGAAGAATAGTTCTTTAGGGTAGCGCTTCCAAAATGACCACAAGAGCAGTTATGTACTCTGTGGATTTGATAACCTAGAAGCTCCATTCTATAAGCATAGTCATTATCTTCAAAGTAAGCATAACCAGGAGAAATGGATTCATCAAATAATCCAACAGTATTTACTAACTCATCTCCAATAGTAAATAAAGAAAAGGAGCTAGCTTCTAAATCCCTAGTACAAGTTATTTGATTTCCTTCATACTCTGCTAAAAGATTTCTTAGTGTTTCTGGATGAAAGAAAATATCATCATTACAAATAACTCTTACTTCTTCCGTATAATTAATAAAGTAATTCCAGCTTTTAGCCACACCTAAGTTATAACCAAATTTTACAACTTCTAATTTTGGTAATTTTAAATCTAAACTTCCACCATTGTCTATTACTAAATATCTGTCTGGTTTTATAATACCGGCTTCAGCAGACTCTAAGCATCTCTTCAAAAGATCGTATCGAGAAAGCGTGGGGATGCAGAGTGTTATTGTCATAATTGATTACCTCCGATCCCACCCACTAAATATTTAATTTGGTGAGTGAGAACATATCTTGCTCCTGCATTTCTACAAGCATCGAGAAATGCAAAATCCTCAATTGCGCCCTTTGGAAATTGTATATTATTCTTTATAACAAAATCCGTTCTTACAGCAAAGCTAATTCCAACATTACAACTAATTATGTCATTTATATAAACAGGAGGTTGAGTATTACCTGTCTTGACATCACGATAAGTAAAGATAACTACATCATTATTTTCTACATATTGTCTTAGTGTTACTAAATAATCTTCAGCTAGCCAATCATCATCATCACAAAATGCTATCCAATCAGTAGTTACTAACTTCATAGCTTCATTTCTTGTTAGTCCAGCAGAGTTTTGTTGCTCACATTTAGTTATTAGAACGTGGTCATTATCACACTCATAGTTTATATCTCTACCATCAAACATAACAATAGCTTTCCAACTCCAATCTGTTTGATTTATAAAAGATTGCACAGTTCTTGGTAATGTTTTACGACCTATTGTCGGGGTTACAAATGTACAAAATGTAGGCTCAGCAACTTTAAATTTCTTTCTTGTAAGGTGTTGATCGAACCTCTCTAAAAACACTTGATTAGAATCCATTCTTCTTCCTTGAATATCCGAGTAAGAATCTCTTTGTCCCGCCAGTAATGGTACAGATACATAGCAATTATAATTTGGAATTATTTCATAAGCCATTCTAACATCATTATGAACGGTCTTCGTATCCTCATTTAGTTCTATAAGAGTATCAAATAATGTTTTATTGATTGCATAAGCGTGTGTAGAATACCCACCATTTATCTTGGCTAGATGGTAATTAACTTGCGTTGCACTATATCTATCCATATTTATTCCAAGGTAAAAAAGATCCCAATCAGTAGGTAAATCCACCCTTTTCAAAATTAGCGGATCATTTAGCCACTCAACATCATCTTCAAATATCAAAACATTTTCGCAATTATTTTCTTTGGCTTTTTTTATACAAGCGGCGTGACTTAGGTGGTTCCCTCTAGCTGTAGCATAAGGAAGGTTGTATGCTGAAAATCTTTCGACTTTATCTAGTATTCCAGCTTTTTCAAATTCTTTTTGAGCTTGTTCCCAACGATCTACACGCCTATCTAAATTGATGCAAAATATCTTTGAAAATTTATCGAATGGGTTCATCTCCAATCCTATCAATAATCTCATGTAAAACCTGAATATGTTTGTCTTCTGCTTTCCTCATATCTGAGATTGGAACATGAATAACATAATCAACCATGTTTTTTAATTCTCCCCCATCAAAACCAACAATAGCTATAGTCTTTACTTTACCTCGCATAGCTTCAGTAACTTTTAGTAAATTTACACTATTACCACTACCACTAATAAGAACTAGTAGATCTTGCGCTGTCCAAAACAACTCCATAAAATTTCTGAAGATATTATCATAACTATCATCATTTGCAGTAGCAGTAATAAAAGGAACGTTATCTGTAATACAGATAGATTTTATTCCACAAGCTTTTATTAAATCCTGCGTAAAATGTGATGCTGCTGAAGAGCTTCCACCATTTCCACAGGTATAAACTATACCTCTGCAATTAGCTATCATAGTAGCTACATTGTCAATATCAAACGCAATATTATATCCCATTGTAAATAATCCTTGTCCCATAATTTGTAAACCTAAACGGGAGTTGTTTATAATCTTTCATCTTATCTAAGAATAGGTCTTGTAGATCCTTTGGAACATAAGATAAAAGAAATCCTCCCCCACCAGCACCTAAAATTTTATATGCCATAGCTCCACTTGATTCAGCGATGCTTATCATATTTTCTATTTCTGTATTTGAAATACCATCAGCTAGTTGTTTCTTTATTGCCCAACCATTTCCAAGAACATCACAAATATGTTCTTGATTAAACTCTTTAGCTAATTTGGTTAGCTTTTTATATAACTCTTCTTTTCCTTCTATACTAGAAGCTTGCTCTTTTAGAATATCATTAGCATTTCTAGTTATACCTGTGTAATGCAAAAACAAGTTATCGTCTGAAAGTTTTACAGGTTCGTGATAAGGAAGATCGTTAGAAAACGATAGTCTAAGCTGTCCACCAAAAGAAGAGAACATATGATCCTGCATTCCAGCATTTCTACCTAAAACATACCTCTCTATATAAAATGCTTGATAAGCTAAGTGAGAGTGTTCTTTCGGATTATTCTGATAATGATAAAAAGCATTTAGTAACCCAACTAAAACAGCACTAGAAGATCCTAAACCAGAGCCTTGTGAAGGAACATCAGCCATAGTTTTTACTTCAAATCCTTTGGTCATTCCTGTAGCTTTCGCAGCTTCTCTAACTAAATCGTGTTGAATTTCTTCTACAGAATCTACAGTTTCTTGCTTAGAATAACCAACAGAAATCTTATCATCAAATCTATTATTTACTATTACATAAATATATTTATCTATTGATGATCCAACAACACAACCTTCATTATGCTCAAACCATTCTGGTAAATCAGTTCCCCCACCTATAATAGACACCCTTAATGGGGTTTGCGAAATAATCATAATTCATCCTTTACAATCTTTAATGCACTAGCTAATGCTTTATCCATATCTAGGTAAGCGTAAGTTCCCAATCTTCCAGCAAAAATTACAGAATCATTTTTTATTTCTTTATATTTATTATAAAGACTTTTACTTTTTTCTGTATCTATTGGATAGTAGGGAGGTCCGTAATCTGATGCAAACTCTGTAGCAGTTACTTTTTCTGCTCTATTTTGCGGATAAAAATAGTTATAAGTTATTTGCCTTGTGTACTTAATATCTTCACTAGTGTAGTTTATAGTAGCTGCTCCCGTATCTTCATCGGAGTATGTGTGATACACACTTCTGTATGGAAGCGTACCATAAATATATTTATAATACTGATCTATAGATCCGGTATAAATAGTTTTACTAGCTATAGTTTCATAGTTATACTGTGTATCAAGTTTAACTTCTATCCCATCTAATAGCTTATTAAAAAAGTAATCATATCCTTGCTCAGGCATTCCTTGATAAAGGTCGCTAGAGTATCTATCATCATAAGTAAATCTAATAGGAATTCTACTAATCAATTTTGCGGATAACTCTTTAGGTTCTACTCCCCAATGCTTCTTTGTATATCCATAGAAAAACTTATAATATACTTCTTCTCCAACCATAGATAAAACCTTTTCTTCGAAGTTAGTTGGAACTATATTTAGCTTTACACTTTCTATTTTTGCTTTAGCTTGTTCCGGTGTAATGGTTCCCCAAAGCTGAAAAAATGTCAGCATATTTATAGGGAAAGAGTATATGTTATCTTTGTAATTTACTTTAACTCTATGATAATAAGGAGTAAAAGGGCAGATATTATTTACATAATCGTAGATACTTTTGCTATTCGTATGAAAGAAATGACCACCATACAGATTTACATGAACACCATTTATATCTTTAGAAAAGCAATTACCGCCAACATGATCTCTAGAATCTATAACTAGTACTTTTTTACCTAGCTTGTGCATTTCATGGGCTATCACAGATCCGGTTATTCCAGCACCTACTATTAAATAATCATACATGATAAACCCCCAAGTGTTTTCCATATCTATATAGCTTATAGTTTTCTTTTGGTAATATAGCGTTAAACCACCAGGAGTTTAGCATTGGCATATGCGTATCTGGAATAATATCGTGAACACAAATAAAACCACCGGGATGCAAATTATCTTTAATAAGATCATAAGCGTACTGCATTGACTCTGCTAAATCAAAGTCCAATAAAACATAGTGATACTTGTAATCTCTCTTTTTAGTTTTATTGTTTACTAGTCCTTCGATTAGTTCAAAATTGCTAAATGATTTTTCCAACTCACTTTGTATATATTTTTTTGATAACTTATCTTTTCCTAGCTTCTGATACCACCCATCCATAGCTGTAGCTTCAGGAGAGTTTTCATCCTTTGCTAAAAATCCGGGATGATTAGTAAAGGTATCATAACCTAATACAAATCCTTTATCTTTCCATATAGAACATATTTGTTCTATACCACCACCAAAAGCAACTCCGAACTCCACCCCATATAATTGCTCATTTGGAAACTTATCTAGTAATGTGTATTGAATATGAGCTAAAAGCTTACTATCTCCGTTTGTATCATTAATATTAAACATAGTACTTGTGCCTAAATAATACTCTTTCGCCATTTACATACATTGTGTGGTCAGCTTCAAATGACATATCAGGTTGTGATCCGTTGTGTGGGTGAGAGTGAAAACTAAATGGTAATAAACTAACATTACAAAAAGAATATATAGCACAGTTTATATACCATTGTTGCCTCGCCATATGATCTGTTACTTTTGGATATTTATTATATATCTCATAGGTAAGCTCATAAATTCTTTTATAAGTTTTTGTAGTACAAATTATTACACCAACATTAAGCGTAGCTGAGTTTTTGTTTATCCCGTACTCACTAAATAGAGAATTTAAATACTCGTCGCTACAATATCTATTTAGACCATTAGCTTCATTCAGTAAAGTGTTGTTTGAATGGGTAGCATTTGGTCCTATCAAAACTTCATCATGCTTTACATTAGAAACTTTATTTAGTTCTTCGTTTGTAAAAGCTCGCTGTAATCTAATGTCTCCGTCTGTAAATATAATTATATCGTCATCATTAAAGGAGACGTAAGGTAGGAACTCTCCTGCTTGGACGCACGGATTAGTTGTAATATCAGTAAGAGAATCTTTAGGAATTGATTTATAAGTTATATTATCAAATTCCGAATCTTTGCTAAATCCAACACATAATAGAATATTTTTAAAAGCAGAATACTTATTAATAGTTTCTAGATATGGATAAATTTTTGGGTAGTACTTTTCATCTGTTCCTGTAATTAAATAGATCATCCTATCCTCTGTAATTATGAATGGTATACTTACGCTCTACTTCGTTGATAGAAGATGCTGGTATATTATACTTTACTTGCAGGTTCGTAAGAATACTCTGATCTCTGCTGTGCCTTATAACATGATCGTCTCGTTCTCCTAACGGATCATCTAACAGCACTAGATAGTTCGAGCAGTAGTTATTCCACTCCTGTAATAAGCTTTCAGTAAAGGGAGATTTTATAAATCCAATCTGTCCAGCATCTAATTGTAGCGTATCTTTATACTTGTCTTCGTTGCACTCCATATACTTGAAACAGAAAGTTTTTGTCCAGTATCTATTTACAAAATTGCTTGTAATAAAAAAAGTATCCTGTCTAATTCTACTTTTTATAAAAGATAGGTAGCCTGGTAATATCTTATCTCCACAATCAAAATAAACTAGCAAATCTCCCGGATCTATTTTAAGAAATAAATCTAAAATTATGTATGGTTTCCAAACGCACCCACCATTCTTTAAAGAAGTTAGAGAGTGTTTTTGATATTCGTAAAAACCACTATCAATTAGAAATTGCTTTTTATATGGAACTTTATAATCAAACTCGTTACACTCTTTTAGTATTTCTTCTTGCTGGTTCTCGTAGTTTTCATCAGCATAACAAGTAAAGTATGTTTTCATATGTGTGCTATAAGTACATCTTTGTCTGTGTAACCATCTGCATATTCTATTACATATTGTGGATTTATTTCTAACAATTTATTAACAATAATATCTTCTGAAACATTCCACAAAGCTTTAAATAATCTAACATCATCTATTATTATAGTATGTGTTTTTACTGGATGGGTTGCTATAATTTCTAGTTCTTTATAGATTGGGAAATCAAAAATACCTCTAGTCTCGTCCTCGTCTAAATCCCAATGACCGTCTAGATAAAATGTTATTTGCTCTTTTATATTGCTTATAACTTCAGAAAGCTTCTCTGCTGAGTCTCCGAAGACTAAGGTTACATTTTTATTATTTCTAAATCTATTTACACAATGTCTAAAATACTTATCTGTAATCTCTATAGAGATTACATTTCTAAATCCAGCATCTATAGCTGACTGAATTCCATTACCATAATAACTACCAGTTTCTACAAAGTAATTATTTTTATATAAATCAAATTTGCTAAATGGCATTTTTATCCTTTCTAAAAACAAAGATAGTAAAGCCAAACCACCAGCAGGGATTAGGATAACCAGCACAACTGTATCTAAGTGTTATTGTAGAATCTTCATCATACTTATAACCTAGCTTGGTAAACTTATCAATCACATAAGAATTTTCTTTTGGATTTACATGCCCATCCCCACCGAAAGTAGGAATAGACCAACTGATAACAATACCCTCTGTATTATGTCTATGAAGATTATCAATGAAAACATCTTCAAATTCTTCTGGAATATGTTCTGCTACTTCTAATGACATAACCCAATTAGCTTTTCCAAACTCTTGCGGAACAGATAAATCAGCTACATAACAATTATCACCAGCTAATTCTTTGGTAAACGGATTACCGTCATAACCTTCACACAACATACCACCGTAATTATTTAGATAATGCGTATAAAATCCATTTCCGCATCCTAAATCAAATACTAAATCTGCGTTATTCTTTGAAAAAAATCTAGCTAACTCTTTTGCTAACCCAAGATCTACCCCGTGAGGTAAACCTTCTTTACCTTCCCAATAGCCCCGTTCATTTATTCTCATATTGAAATCCTTTCCCACCCAGGAGGAATACGATCTTCTATCGTTTCTCTAGGTTCATTATAGGCCCAAACGTTAGGAGACACCACTGGTTTATCTTTAGCTAACCAAGCGGCCCACCAAGAGAACGAACTATTAGCAATAATAAATCCTGCGTGTTTTGACATATAAAAGAAATCTAATACTGGATCATTCTGTGGATTTTCAATAACGAATGTACAAGTATCATTATCAAAGTTTTGTTTACACCACTCAATGTCATCAGAGAATATCTTGAATTCTTTTCCGGGAAATAATTTCATAGCCTTATTATAATAATCCATTGTAAGATTAGGATGAATATGACCAAGAGACAAATAATCAGTTCTTCTAACATGAATTGCTATTTGATCTAGACCGTGATCATTTGTTTCGATTATTGGTTCAAAAAAATATTCTATTAAATCTTTACAATGTTCAAAGTATTTATAGCTTTGAAAATAACCTTGTAAATCATGATCTACAAAATCTTTTAGGGTGGTATCAACATATCCAGAAGATAACTCTGGTACTCTTCTAGTTGGTTTCTTTTGATTATATAAGGGTAAAGAATGTTCAAAGTATTTTTGATATTCCCACTCCGAGAATCCAAAGTCTTGATTATTTTTAATAGCTATACCTATAGTGCTAGCTATTTGCCAAAGTTGATTTCCGAATCTGCCAAATTTTCCTAACTGACTAAACGTAATCATAAGTTATCCTTTCTTGGGTAATAGCTATCAGGCCATTCGATAGTTTCCCTTCCTACATTTTCGTTTAAAATACAAGGCCCAACAAAGCATAGGGTGTCAAAACATGCGTTTACAGCAAGCTGTTCATCATCAAAAACTCCGATGAATTCCCAATAATCCATATCTAATACTCTACCTACTACCCATAGTTTCATGTTTACCTCACGCTTTCTGGTAATAATTCTTTTCTATTACTACCGCCCATTTCTAAAATTTCCTTAGCTGTATAAGCTTTAGTGAAATTACATTGTTTATCATCGTCTAGAATTCTAGTACAATGAACTACTATTTTAGATTTTACATCTTCTGGTTTCATCCACCAAACAGTTGCTAAAAGAGTTCCGCAATTTTCACAAATAATGTACTGCATCTTCTGTTGATAAAACTGTTGTGCTTTCTTTTTTAGATCCTCGATAGTATTTAGTACAGAAGCTTCTTTATCGTTCTTTCTACTTTTCCTAGTAATACCTAGATCATCTTGCATTTCAGAAATATCATTACGAAGAGCTTTACAAACATTGTTCAATTCTCTAACAATAACAATGTTATTATTGTTAAACCCTTCTTTAGAAACTAGCATTAGCTGTGCTTCATAATCTTCTAGTTGCAACATAGCATTGATTAGATTTTTTAGAATAACTCTATCATTTGGTAACATCTCCGATAGATCATATTCTTCTTCAAATTGTTTCATCAAACGATCATACTTTTCTCTAATAACACTATCTCTACTCGCTCCAAAAACTAATTGAGAGTATGCTTCACTAAATTCTTCTTCTGGCATTTCTCTATATTGTTTTAGAGAACGTAATTTATTTCTGCTTGGTGCATGTCTTTTGTTTTCTGGTTCCATAAATTATATCCTTTCATTATTTAATTATAACATAAAATCTAATAAAGACAAGTTAATAACAATTATTCTATGTCAGA